CCTGCCTGCGTGTACCGCACTTGCGGATCGTTGCCGATCCTTGCCAATCCAACTGTAATCATTATTCAACCCCCAAGGATAATTGTTCAAACATTGCTTCGATTTCGCCCAGGAAGCGAACCGCGTGGGATTCGATTTCCTGGATGTATTCCGGCGTTGGTACAAACTTGCGAACCAACAATCGGTTCTTTTCCGGCAAGCGCGGATCAAACGCACAAAACCAAACCGGGATGCCGCCGATGCAAGCCGATTGCAATGCCATTTGTGGTTTGTATTCTTCGGGAACCCAGGTTTTATCCTGGGCGGCTTCCATCAACCAAGAAAGCATTGTTGCGGTTGATGGGCATTTCACTTCAACCAATTCGTGCGTGGATTCGATCAAGCCATCCGGGGAAGCCCCGCACAAATCAATCGTTGGGTGATCCACAAATCCCAAATCGGTGATTGCCAATCCGGTTTTGGCGGTGAACGCTTCCTTCGCGGCGGGTTCCTGGTCGATGCCCCATTGCATTTCTTGCGTTACATACTTGGGAACGATGTTCCCGGTAAGGCGTTCCGCAAGGATTTCGATCTTCAACTTACGGCGTTCGGATGCTTCCTTCGGGGCTTCATCCTTTTTGGCTTTCAGGTACGACATTGCCGCCGCCATCCTGGAAGCGGTAAGTTTGCCGGTTCGATCATTGAACCATGCACCGGTGTTTTGCAGTTGGTTTGCTTCGCGCATTTTTAGTTTCCTTTTGTTAAATCAGTTGCATCACCCTTGCGGGCATCAATATCAACCGCGATCAATACCGCTTCGCGGATGGTCTTGGCTTCGTTAAACCTGGCTTTCCATTCCAGGCGTTCTTCGCCCTGGGTATCGCGGTACTTTGCTTTCAGGTAGTCGATGCGATCATCCATCGCCTGCAATACCGTAATGGCTTCAAACTGTTTTTGCATTTCAATCCAATCCGTAATATTTGATGGTGGCAACCCAACCGCCGCCAATGGCAGGGTAAACCGATTCCAGGGTGGGCGATCTCATGTAATCCATGCGGGCGATTTCTTCCTTCGCCTTTTGTTGCACTTCTTCTTTTGTTTCGCCAAATACCTTTTGGTAGTACGCCATTACGCGCCCCCTTCCTGGGCGGCTTCGCCTGGCTTCTTTTGTGCCGCAACCAGGGCGGCTTTAACTTCATCCTTCACCGCAACGATTTCCTTTTGAACCGCCTTGGGCAAACCTTGCCATTCCACTTGCAGGTTTACCAGGGTCTTGCAAGCGCGGATGATCCCGGCGGCGCGTTCAATATCTTCCTGGGAAGGGGCAGGATCGCCCGCAGGCGCGTTATTTTGTGCAGGCGATACCGATGCCCCGGCGTTCCTGGGAACGGGCGTTGGGCGCGTTTTTGATGCGGCGTTGGCATCATCATCTTCGGGCGCGATCCCGCAAGCCGCCATCAAGGAATACCGGCGGGCGTATGTAAGGGCGGAACCGTATCCCTGGGGATCGTGTTTGGCGGCGGGTACATGAAGGATTCCACCGGAAATTGTTTCCCCGGATTCGTGAACCAACAATGTTTCCACCGCAACGCCGTTATCGGAATCATGGGTGCGTTGCACCAGGGCGATCCCGTTGGCGTTAAGGGCATCAATCACCGCTTCAACGCAAGCCGCAAGATCGGCGTAACGCGAACGGAAGTGCGGGTTGGTGGATGTTTTCAGGGCAGGGGCGAAATCCCGTTGGGCTTTCACCAGGGCGGTTGCGATTTGTTGCATGATTATTCACCTTCTTCCTGGTTAACTTTGTGTTCGTGCGTAAACAAAATCGAATTGCATTGGTGTTGGATTTCGTTGGCGGCGCGGGTAAGGATGAACAAAACATCGGGCGCAAACAATTCACGCTTGCGGGCTTCGTTCATTAACGCCTGGAATTCCTTGTTCCAGGTATCAATCGGTTGTTCAACCGGGGTTTGGGTTTGATCGTTCATTTGTTTCCTTTCAGATAAAGCAGATCAACAACATAAAGGCGGCAAATGCAAAACCGCCCAGGATTTTTTCGCCCAGGGTTTCTTCCTTCCAAATCGGGGTGCGGGCTGACACTTCCCGAATGAATCTTTGTTTTTCTTCGTGCGCGTAATCGCGATCAACCAGGTATTGATTTTTCATTTGGTAACTTCCTTTACGGTGATTTCGTACAAACGCCCGTTAACATCGGCGCAGTTAATGAATTTGGTGGTGGATGCAAATGATCCATCTTCGCCCAGGTCGAAGCGCACCGATCCGCAACCGGCAAGCAATGAACCTGGTTGGGTGGCTTCCTGGGTAATGGCTTCCTTGATTACCAGGGCGATGTAATCGCAGTAAACAAGCGGAACCATGATTCGTTTAAGTGTTTCCATCTTTTCTTTTCCTATCGTATTGTTTGGTTGGCTCATGGGGTGATCCAGGGGCTTGCGCCCCCGAACCTTAAAAGTGTGGATTGCGTTCTTCGATATGCCCTGGAATCAATGACCAGGTTTGGTTCATCAACCACGCGCCGGATTGTTTACGGCGATAAAAAGTTTCACCGGTTGTTGTGGTGATCTTTTTTAATGATTTGGAAATGGTCTTGATGTAACCGCATGGATAAGAATCGCCGTTGAATGAGTACGAAACGGGATCAAGTACCTGGGGGGCGCGGATAACATCAAAGCGTGGTGATGTGCAAGCCCCGCGATCAATGGCGATGTATTCAACGCCTTCAAAAATGCTTGCGGCTTCGGCAACTTCGTGGGCGGCTTCAAATGTTGACCAATCCCAACGGCAAACCCAACCTTCCATGTTTTCAGGTCTATCGCTGATCGCTACAACTTCGATACAGGCAGGGGCGTTGCGGTGTTGTTGTGTTTTGTAGAAGTTCATTTTCGGTTTCCTTTTTTTCATCCGGTCATGGAATGTTTGACCGTAGAAGAATCTTAACATGGATTGTTAACGGGGTGTAAACAATTTTTTCGTGTTTTTTTCTAGGTGGTTTCCCTAGGTTTTGGGCTTTTGGGGGGTAGGGGTTGACACCTGGCAGAAATTTCGGGCAGAATCGGACTTGCTAACGGTGTGGCAACCGTTGGAACCGCGTAAAATGCAAAGGATCAACAACCCCCGATGTTTTTGGTGGGCTTGCGTGATCTTGGAAAGGGTAGATTTTTACCTTTGCGTTTAAGCGTACTGTTTCCAAGATTGCCCACGCCAAGGGTCAAGCCCACCAAAGCCATTGGGGGTTTTTCTTTTGTGCCACGCCGTTGCCGTACTGTTCGCGGTAGCAATGCGCCCAACCCGGCGGCTGACAAGAAAAGGGTACAGGATGGTGGGAATGGCTTTCCCAACCCGGTGCAAATCCGTAAAGCCTGCGGCGGGCGTGAACCTTCAAGCCGGGGGGAAATGGTATCCAATCCATTCCATGCGAAGGTCGGAATTTTTCCGGGTGAAGCCATCCTGCTTTCTTACCCCCTGGGGGTAGGGGGGCGTTTGGGTGAAATTATTGAATACCTATACATAAGGCAATCAATGTGTTCAAAAAACGGAAAAAAATATACATGACTGTTAACAACCAATAAACAATGTGTTATCGTTTCCCGGTGTAAACAAACTTTGAAAGGGGTTTGTTATGACTGAAAACGAAAAAACCTTTTTTGGTGAAGCGTTCGTGAAGTGTTTTGCGATGCCGAATTGTTCATGTTGCAAACACTTTGAAATCGTTGGTGTGTTTGAATTTTGTAACTTGCATGAAAGGATCACCGAAGGGCAACTTTGCAATTGCTTTCGGATCAAGGAAACAAATTCGTAATAAGATTTGACAAGACAAGATAAGGAAAAAAAGAATGACCGATGAACAAGCCTTCGATGCGTTTTACAAAGCGTATCCAAGAAAGGTTGCCAAAGGTGATGCCCGCAAAGCCTGGCAACAAACCAAATCCATTCGCCCGCCCCTGGAACAAATCCTTGCGGCGATCCAGGCGCAATGCAATACGGAACAATGGTTAAAAGATAACCACGCATATATTCCGTACCCCGCAACCTGGCTTCGCGCCGAACGATGGGATGATGAAATCCAAACTACGATACCAGGCAAAGTATTGGGCAAGGATTGGCATGAAACCTGGGCAGGTATCCAAATGAAGGGCAAAGAATTGGGGATCAACGAATCCGATTTTGAACACCCAATTTATTTCAAAGAAGCGGTTTACAAAGCCGCCCGCGCCGAACGCAATGCCCAATCAAATGTTTACCAACTGAAATCCGCATGACCTGCCCCAACTGTGAACGATCAAAAACCCAACCCACCGGCGCGTACAACTTCAATCTTGAATGTTGCCGTACCCGCTTCATCCAATCCGAACCCTGCAAGTATCTTCGTAAAGTATTGGTGGATTTCTATCGCCCGCGTTACGGTGAATTTCCTGCGTGGCAGGAAGGAAAGAATTGCGGTTGTGAACGAATATGCAAGCGTAAAGCCGCCGTTGAAGCGGGGAAAAGCCCTGGAAGAATTGATGAACAACAAACTTACACCCAAACAAAGAAAACACCTCGCCGCCGTTAAGGAATTGCCCTGCGGCGTATGTGGCAGGCAAGGGGAAACCGAAGCCCACCATATCGAACAACATCTTCAATACCTATGCATACCGTTATGCCCGGATTGCCATAGGGGTTCATTCAACGGCATACATGGGCAGAAAAGAATATGGCAAGTAATGAAGAAAACGGAATTAACGGTGTTGAACGAAACAATCGAAAAGATGACCCGTTGACCGAAAAGGATGTGCAAACAATCTTGGGCATGATGCCCCAGGGCTTAACCGCCGATGAATTCATTGTTCGCCTGGCAAACGAAGCCGTTTGGTATGCGCGGTTCCTGGGGAAAGCATGA